CCATCTATGATATTTTTAATAAATAGAAAGTTATTGATATGTGTACGTTGATGGAACTTGACATCTATCAGCGATATAAGGTAGTTCGATAGTAATATCCGCTCTTACTCCTGCCAACAAATCGGGAGTATCCTCTGTAAAGAAAGTCAAAGTAGCACTCAACCCTTCATCAAAATCAAAGTTATTGTACCTTAATTGAGCAATAATATCTTGGCAGATTTCTAATTGGTCACTCAAAACCTCGGTCTCGTTAGTGTCCTCTGGTAGCATCCTATCAAAGAAATATAAAGAGAAATTTAAAGTAACATTCCTTTCACCTACATTACCACCTGTTAAATCAAAGAACAACGAAGGATAAATATTCTCCGTTCCCCTTGATAGGTAATCCGATAAGTCACCGAAATAAACGCTTTTTATCTGCTTGTGAGCATTTCCGAGGCTTGTTATCTGTGCCACTATTTGATTGAGCGTTAGTGCCATTTTCTTGTTTTTGTAAGTAAAGCCGTAGCTTTTTTTGGTTTTTTAGAGAATAGGTTTTATTCGCCACAACAACGATTTATGTTACCTTGATATTTTTCTTCAAAACTCTTGCCTCTACAACAATCTGAATCATCCAACCAAATCGAAGTAGTATAGGCTTGTCTTTCGGGAACCATCGTATCGTAAGTAGAACCCGGATTGTTGTACTCTGGAAAAGTATTATATCCGCTTCTGTCAATTAAATATTTAACTAATCTTTGTTTGTAGAACTCGGCTCTTGCTCTATATCTATCCGCTACATCAATAATCTCCGCAGCCGAAGGATTCTCTTGCCCTTCTCCAGATTTACGAACCATTCCTTTATTGTAGAATTGATAACTCAATCCCATAGGAAGTTCACTCATTACATAATAAACCAAAGTCGGTGTTATGTAAGTATCTAATAAAGTAGATTCATTATTCGTTAAATCGGAATTTTGAATGCCATCTTGCAAACGATTGTATAACGCAGTTCCCAAAGCCGGAAGGATATACATATCTTGAGCGGTTAAGATTTCGGGATTAACTAACTTTTCATCCACATTATTGTGAAGTCCTGTTCTTTCTTTAATAGTATTAACCGATATAAATAAAATATTTCTGCTCATTTCTTATTTTTTAACTACAACTTTTGAAACCCATCTATGTCTGCAAGAAGGAGAATGAATACCGTTTGGCATTGTCCACCATCCGCCACCTCTATCAAATACCGAATATCCTAATCTACGAGAAAGCGTTTCTATTTCCGTTCTTGACCAAAACTTATCTAAACCCATTACTCGTTGGCAAAAAGGTCTTGATGGGTGTGCATTTGAATCTCTTTCCCCATAAGGAACTTCTGGCTTCCATTCGTAAGCATAACGAATCAAAAAATTTCTTTTAATAGGCTTATCAATAATCTAAATTAAAGGTTTTGCTAATACAGGAAGTTTGGTTTTAGTATCTAATTTTAAATACTCTAATTCAATTAGTTTATTAATTCTTTCCTGCACTACTACTAAATCTTCTTTAACCGCTTTTGCGATATCTTCAGCAACAATATTTTTATTTTTATCTATAACACTCAAGATTTTTTTATCCAATGTATCATCAACTACTTCAGTGAACATTTGCATTTCTTCATCTTCATTAAACACTTGTCTTGTTGCTAATACAGAAAAGTTTTCAGCTTTTTCTCCGTACTCATCAAACATAGAAATAACGTAATCAATATCACTAAATCTTTGCTCGTAAGTTTCATCTCCTAACCAAGTGTTAACCGCTTCATCATCTAAACCGTAACCACTCTTTAACATTTGAATGGCTTGTTCTCTGGTAATCTCCCCTTTGTTATATTTACGAATAATTCGTTGGAAGTTCTGCCATTCGCGACCTTTCATTCCTTTTAGATGCTCATTGATTAACCCTTGTTGAGTAGGCTCAACAGGTGTTTGGTATTTGGTCATATCAACACCAATTTTCTCAAGAATCCACTCTTTTGGAGCAAATTGAGAAATAACGCCCTCGCTAAATTCAAAGTTTATAGGTTCTACCGGCTTAATGTAAAGTTCAGTAGTTACTCCGTTGATTTCAGCCAAGGAATTAAAAATACCCTCTAAATATTGTTGCTTATCATTTACATAAGTATTCTTGAAAACCTCATAACCATCGCGAATCTCGGAACGAGTACCCAAAGAACCTTCAATCAAAATACCAAACAAAGAAGGCGTAGTTATTTGATGCCCTGCAAATATGTTTTGCTGAATCATTGTATCTACTCTTCCGAAATCTTCTTTTGTTAAATCACTCGCCCCTAAATCATCAACCGCAGGTTTCTTTGCGATATCTTGAACGAAAGAAAGAATAAACTTCTTACCATCCGAACCGCTAAATCTTTCGGTAAATCTTCTTTCAATGTTTCTCTTTTCATCTGGTGTCGGCTCTCCGTTAGGTAAAGTAATAAGTTTACTTGCAGAAAACCCTGTTTGTGCATTACCTAAAACGTGCTTGGAAACTTCTACATCACTTTCAATGTAATTTAACGCACCTATGTAACCCGGTAAAGCATAAGTATCTAACCCCGGTCTATATTCCTTAATATAAAGAATCTGCTTACCCTCTCTTAAATCTTTATTGTATCCTAAAATAACTTCTGCTTCGGCTTTTCTATCGTTCCAATCTTTAATCCAATATTGAGTATTATCTTTATTAGAACGAACTTTTGTATAGTCAATATGACTTATAGAAGCAATTTGACCACCAATCTTACTCCAAACAATCTCTAAATAAGCACCACCAAAAACTTCAATATCAATCGAAACTTTACGAGTAACATCAGTCAAAGATTCGTAAGGATTAGCCTTATTAATAAATTCTTCGGCTTTTATATCATCTTCTTTTGCTGCCCATCCATTTCCTGTAATGTAATTTACCTTACCTTTTACAATAGCGTTATGTTTCGCACTCTTATTGTAAAGGCTTAATAAATAATTGGGGTAATCGTTTTTGTCTCCAAACTCAATATATCCAACTCCTTTCTTTTCCCTGTATTCGGGTTGCTTTGCTTCCGCAAATGTTAATATGACTAAATTATCCATCATAATACTATAAATTCATTATTGGGATTGTTTGCTATGTAATCGTTATTAGGGTCTTGTGGAACTATAAATTCATTGTTTGGATTGTTTGCCATATATCCATTAAAATCTTCATTATCTACCAACAACAGGTCAGCATCAGCATCGTAATCCTCTCCGTAAATATTCACTTGCATTGCACCATTAATTGTATCTAATCGCATAATTCCTGTTTCGACTAACCCGGTAGCTAATGCAGGATTTAAATTAGAAGTTGATGTTTGTTCGTAAATTTTGTAATCCCATTCGCTATCTTGATAATTACTAAAATAAGTATTTGTAACTATTGAAAATTGATTAAACCTATCTTTATAGGCAGAAGTATCGGAAGCGTTTAAAACAACAAATTTAACTTCTTTATTAGAACCTCTACCTTTAAAATAGAATAAATAATTCGGTGCTGAAAGCGTCTGCTTCTCCTTTAAAGTAAGGATAATTTGACTGGTTGCACCCTTCGTTAAATATATCATACTACTAAATAGATAAATCGTGAATTTTTACAATAAAGAAAAAGCCACCCCCGAAGGGATGGCTAATCTACCTACCTATAACGAACCACGAAAGCCTCTTATGAAGTAAGACCTGCGATAATACCGCTATTCACTTCTGGAGCAAGTTGTTTCTCCGCTCCTGTGAAAGTCAATGTATAACCATTGCGGTCTCCTTGAGCAGTTCCCGTAGCCGCAGTTCCACCTGTTATATCCAATCCTGCTACTCGACCTAACAACCAATATTTATCGTTAGCATCTTGTACAACTGCCATCAGAGTAGCTTGGGCAAGAAGCAATATCTCATTGCGAGTATTTGCTTGGAGTTTGTTCAAAACAACAGAAAGTTCTTGAGCATAAAACACAGTACCATTCTCAACAGAAGCGGTAATTGTTTCAGTCAAAGAACCTGTTGCTTTTACTAACTCGTATTTGTAGAATACTTTACCCGCTGCTTTAGTAATAGCTGAAACGATACCAGAAGCCTCTGTAACCGCAGTTACATTTGCGTGGTTAATCAACCACAAGGCTTTAATACCGCCTAAACTATCCTTACAATCGAGTGTGTACCCTTGAGTTAAAGCACAAGGCATATTATTAAGTTTTAAAAAGTTAATGGTGGGTAACCTTTAAAGCTACCCACCTTTTAATTAGATAATGAAAGAAGCAATCTCATCCAAGAAGGCAACATTCACGCCCATCTTGAACTCGCTTACGAAACGAACTTGGTCAGCCTCTTTTGCATAGAAAAGTTCGAAACGCTCTTCTTCATTGAGAAGGTCAGTACCGATGAACATATTGCTCAAACGGATAGCGTAAATTTTACTTACACCATTCAATCCGGGAGTTGCTACAACTTTAATAGAAGTACCGGGTAAATAGAACTCGCTATCAGCCTTACCATCAAAAGCATAGTTGAACATATTAGCGTTCTTCAATGCGATTGTGTAAGTACGGAAAACATCTTGACCGCACCAGATAGTCATATCATCTTTTGCTACAACAGTTGCAGGGATAGCACGATAAAGAGCATCGAAGATAGCAACTACATTCGCAGTAGTGATTGCAGTTGCAGTACCACCGTAATAAGTAGCGTTGTTAGCTTCTACCGCAGAAGAACCAATCAAAGCAACTAAACCTTGGAATTTGTTAAGGTTTACGTTAGCTGAACCGGTTGCACCTTGCCAGATAGCAGTTTCAAGTTGAGCAGCGATACGAGCAGCCTTTTTGTCTGTGTAATCGGCAGCGAATGCGATTGAATCGTAGCGACTTCCCTCTGGTAAAGCCTTCTGCAAATATTTTGCTTCAAGGTCTTTAGGGCAAAGAGATTCGTTTACTTTAATCTTACCAACAGTTACAGTACGCTGCGTGAAAGTAGTTGTACCACTCGCGTTGAATCCGCAAGAAGAACCACTTTGGAAGATAGCGTCAGTATCCATAATGTTGATTGTCTCGGCAGATTTTACACCTACCATTACGTTTCCTTGAGATTTAATCAAAGAAGCGGTTTTGCTTCCGAGTACGGAAGAAGTTACCAATAGAGCTTCGTTCTCTTTGGTATAGTTTGCTAATGCTGAAACATCAAAAGCCATTGTTATTAAATTTTAAGTTTTTAAAAATTTATTTTGCGTAATTAGAAAGAAAACGAGAGATTTTATCGTTTTTAGATTCGAAATGCTTTGTGAATTGCTTTGGTTGTGTAGGAGCAACTGAAGGAGTTTTAGTAAGTTCGATTACTACATCTGTAAGTTCAGAGATAGCTTTTGAGAACTTATCGTTCATTTGAGCAAGATTCTCGCTCATTTTAACTTCAGCCTCTTTCTTGTAACCTTTTAAAGCCTCAAGTTGTGCTTCCATTTCAGCTACCTTCTTCTTCATTAATTCAACTTCGGATTCGGGTGCTTCGATTTCTACTTCAACTTCTGGAACTTTAATCTCAAGGATTGTGCCTGTTTCATCTAAAACGATAACAGAACCATCAGCAAGGGTATGCTCTCCGGCAGGAGCAGGAACTTCGTTTCCAGCTTCATCCAAAAGAGTAACCTTACCGCCAACCTCAAGTTTATCAACCATAACTTTAACGCCACTCGCTAAAACATATTCAGCGAAATTGGCAACAGCAACTTCGGGAGCAACAACTTGTTCAGCGAACATTGCCTTGATTTTTAATAATGCTTCTTGTGGAGACATAAAGAATTTACCCATAAATAGTAAACAATTATGTAAGTGACCAAATAGAAAAAGGGGAGTGTGGAAACACCCCCCCCTTCAAACAAAACTATGAAAACTATGAAACCTCTTTCAGAATGTCGATAATATCTTGCATCATCTTTTCCTCTTTCGATTGGGTTTTGTAATTAAATATCCCCTCAACCGAAAAGCCTTGCACTTTGCCATCCTTAATCATCTGCCAAACCTCATCATTCTCAACTTTAAAAGAACCAAACCAAGAGCCATCCTTTACATCTTCAAAACCTTTCATCGGTTTAATTCCTCTATTCTCATCCACTATCCAACTTTCAAACATTGTAATCCCATCCATCACTTGACCAGAATCGTGCATCAAATTTACATTATTTTGGTAACCTTTCTTAAAATATTTTTGAGCAATCTTTTTAATAGTGTCTTTTGTAAATACAACATAATATTCTCCGTTTGCATCGTTTCGGTAAATAGGAGTATCGGCTAACATCAAAGCACCGCTTATGATTCTTTCCTCTTCATCTTGAATGGCAAACTTCTGTCTTTCTATTGATTTTATTTTAGCCTCTGCCCAACTTAAAGCACTCGCTCCACCCCACGCATCGTACATTAATTGCCCACAACCATCTCCATAACCTTTTGACTTTTCAGCGTTCTCTTTGTGTCTGGAAAGAAAAGAGTACATTCTTTTGATTGTCTCAAAAGATATCGGTTCGCCTTTGGCTAATTGATTTGCTCTTTGCTTACCGACAGGAGTACCACAAGAACCCCATCCGTTCTCTTCTGCCCATTTCAAAGCCGCCTTTGCATTATTACTTACGGATTCGGGATAATCAGAATAAGAATCTTGGAAAGCCAAAAAGGATTTCTCAATCGCAGGTCTATCTACTAACGCTACGAAATCAACTTCGACATTTGACTCTAAATCTTCAACTATATCTAATCGGTATATTGGTAATTCTTTTTCCATAACTATAAATAGATTTTAACCTAATCTTGCCGCTCTGTTAATTCTTCTAATTCTTTCTTGTGAGTTAGTTACATCACTTTCAAGGACATACGCTCTATTTGTCGCTGAACCTAATCTTCCAATCGCATCTGCATTTAATAATGTTCTTGTATTTATTAAAGATTGGCTTGGAGATATAGGAGCGGAAACACTTGCTTGACCAAGGTCTGCTCCACCACCCGAAACAGAACCACCGCTTTTAAACTTTGAAATACTACTTGCAATAATGTTTGCAATACTCGCTGCTGCTCCAATTTTTAATCCTGCTATCTTTTTCGCTCCCGTTGCTACTGCTATTGGGAAAGCTGGGTTTGGAATACCAGGTGGAATAAATGTAGGAATTGAAGCAGTATCAGCGGTTACTTTTGCAATAGCTGCTGATGTTGAAGTAACAATTCTTCCAATCTCTATTGCTTTTTGTATAGCAAAAAATATATTACCAATTGTTTCGTTTCTACCAGATAATGATTCAAGAAGATTTAAACCTGCATTAACGGCATCGAATTTTTTATTTTGTAAATCAACAGTTGCTTCTAAATCAGCTTGTCGATATTGCTCTTTTAATTTTTTATCTCTTTCTAAATAAAATAAATTTAATTCTTCTTCAGCAACAAAACCATTAATTATATTTGTAAGTTCATCTTGAGATGCTATAACTTGTTTTTCTTTTTCGGCATCTTCTAATACTTTTAAATCAGCAAAATATTTTTGTTTTAATAATAATAATGCAGCGTTTTTCTGTTCTTGTGTGGCTTTTGAATCTTCAATTTCTTTTTTATCTCTTTCATATTGGGTAGCAATTTTTACTTGCTCCCTTTCTTTATCATTTTTTATTTCACTTAAAAAAAGTTCATCACTTATTTGTTGTGTTTTTTGGAATAGTTCAGCATCGGCTTGTTCTATTTCTTTATTTGCTGCCTTCCTATCTTCAACAACCTTTTTATTTTGTTCTTGTCTTTTTTTAGTTTCTTCTTTTAATAAATTTTCTTTTCTTTTAGCTTCGTTAATATCTATTACTTTTAACTCCGTTACTAATTTTCTAAATTCAGCTTGTTCTTCTTGAGTTAATTTACCTACTGTTTTTAATCTATCTCTTAAATCATTTAAGTTATTATTAATTTGTTGTTTTCTTTTATCTGCAATTTTATCTTCTTGCCCACCTAATGCAGTAAGTAAAGCTATCTCATTATCGATATCTTGGTTTAGTATTTTAGTAGCATCTGCTTGTTTCTTTAATGCTTTCTCATTATCTGATGCTCTATCTGTCCACTCCATTATTTTAGTAATAAGAGTGGTAACCCCAAATATTAAAGCACCAATACCAATAGAAGCCATAACACCACGAAGCACTCGCATCGCAGTTGTAGTAGCAACAGTAGAAGCCTGTAAAGCCTTTTGTGCGGATGTAGTTCCGTAAAGAACAAAGTTATATGCCTTTTGATAAATCGTTGTAGATTGAATTACCGCAGCTAATCTTTGAAAATCTTTGGCAGAGTCAGCAATCGTACTTAACCCTTGCGAAAGAGCAAGAGCGGATTGTACTTTTAAAAGTGTCTTTTGAACATTCTCACTCTCTGTTCCTAATAATCCTAATGCTCCTTGGAATGCACTAATACCACCGGCAGCCGCACTTAAAGCACCTGCAAAGGCTTGGAACTTTTTACCGGGGTCAAATAGTTGAGCGGTTTCTCCTGCTTCTTGTAAACTATCTTTTAGAGTAGCTACCTTTTTAGCCGCATTAATTGCTTCATTAGAATATTCTCCAAAATTCTGTTGAGCAGATAATAACTCGAAATTAGCCTCTTTAAGAAGCTGCTTCATTTCCCCTAATGATTTAACGACTTTTTCTTGCCCGTTAATCTGTAATTTAAAACCAATTAATTCGTCTGCCATTATGCGTATGTTAATTCAATTACTCGTAAAAATTCACATTTAGTGCTTTCGGGGTTCGTAGGGTTGTAATCGATAACTCGGTTTAATCTCCATAATGCTCCATCAATATATATTAGCTTTGAGAAATCTAAACCATAGATATCGGTTATCTTTAAATAGACATTACAGGTCAAAAGTTTACTATCCTTATCAGTAATCTCCGCAACATAATCACTCCAGAATCCGTTAAATAAATTAGCGGTTGGATAAGTAACAGGGAGTGTAAAATATAACTGATTAGGCACTCCGAAGTTAATATCTGCGGTTGGTGCATCTGGTTCATCCAAATGCCCTGCATAACCATAATTAGTTAATCCTGCTCCTATATTTTGATTGCCATCTTTAATATACCAAGTTGTTAAACCAGACAATCTCCTAACTTGCATTATTCGTAAGTTATGGTCTATTGGGTCTTCGGATTGCGTGTTTTGTGTGTTTGATAATTTAAAGATTGTCGGAAATACTTTATCCTCTCCAGAATATCCAACCAAAGGAGTAGCAGAAAAAATCACTTCCGTAGTTTGAATGTCTTTTGCAAACTCATACCCTGTGTCCTCTATATGGTCTCCGTATCCTTTTGAGTAATGTTTGGCATAGTCCTCATTATAGTAATCGGCATCTTGTTTATATTTAAACTCAAAGAATCTTCCATTGAGTTCGGACATTGGCTTTAATTTAAAAGGCTTATTCCTATCTATTTTGCCTGTCCAATCTAAATGTGAAACCGAATAATCATCCAATAAAAGAAGGTCTGTATTATCAACTAATAACTCTTCCTCAAGGTCATTAACTTGTAAAAAGTTAGCAGTAGTAGTATAGAAATCAATAAACGGAACAATCTTCAAATGTTTGTCTTGAGTAGAATCTTCAACAATATAAAGATTGAACATCTTTACAATAGAAGCAACGAAATCTCTTTGATATATTCCTTTTGGAATTGATTGATTTACTTCGATAACATCACCCAAAACAAAATCAACAGGCACTAAACCCGGTGTTTTTATTTTAACTAATCCTTGCCCCATTTGAACTGATAACAAGAAATTAGTTGCAATATCTTGTCTGAATCTAAAACTTACAATATCATTCGTGTTTAAAGATATTAAACCGGTAGCTTGTAATTGAAATTCGATAGGCGTTGAACTTTGATAACTTTCCCAAGAGTGTGTTCCGATAATGTTTCCATTTACTAATATATCAAAATGAAAAGGTATTGAACTATTTTTCTGCCAAAACAATCTAATGTCTGTTTCGTATTCTCCGTTAAAACTTGCTCCTGTGTAAGTAAATTGTGTGAATGCTCCGTTAGGTGTATAGTTTTGAGTAAGTTCGGAAATACTTAAAGGGAATAGTTTAGAAGTTCCATCGGCTTGAGAAAAAGAATAAGTATTATTTCTTCTTTGGAAATTATAGTTTCTTAATCTTGAAAATGACTTTTGGTTATTAGGAATTACTAATCTTTTAAATAAGTTAGTATCAAAGAAAGGTGCTTCGTATGTATAACCTGTTCCCTTTATGATTTTATCTAAATATTCTCTAACAAATAAAGCAGGTCTGAATGCTTGATATTTCCAATCTCGCTTTCCATTTTCTGACACTTGCCCATAATCAATCAAAGGATAATAATACCCTATTCCCGACGCAGTAGTTCCAGAGGCTTGTTCCCAAGAATTAACTATTGCATCTCTTGTCCATTGGTGGTTATATATACTAAAATCTAAATCTTCAAGTTTATCATTATTAAGAGCGGTAACAAATCCACCCAACTCTCCAAATACTACACACTCGTATTCTATCGTACCTCTATCAATAGTTATTTCTAAAAGGCGAATAATACCTTTAAATACTTGAATCTTATCTACATAAATAATACAACTTGCTGATTTGGCTGCGTTAAAGTTGTAACCCACATTATCTGCTGAAGGGTTATAGAAGTTACTTGATGTGAACTCAAAAGTATGTCCGAATATTTTGTTGTTAATTGCATTTCCCGGTAGGATTATGGTTTTGGAAAAGTTAGTATTCCTTGATGCAAAATCTTGTATATCATCAATAGCGTAAGTAAACTCTGATGATAAATCTTTGCTTAAATCTAACCTCGTATCTTCTATGTAGATTTCAGTTATCATCTAAATTGTGAGTTTATTGGATTACCTATTTCAATATCAAGTTCTAAATTATAATTCTTATCTGCGTAACGCTTTTTCTCTGTCCAAGTATTTGTACTTATTTGAACAGGCAAGAAGAAGTTTCCTCTTTCTAAATATACTTCGGGAGAGGCAATGAGTTCTTTCATAGCCAAATAATCAACATAACTTAACCAATCGGAGATTAACTTATAGCTTAACTTTTGTCGTGTGGCGAATTGATTACTACCACCATACAAAACACCATAAGTATTTGCTCTGTTCATTGAGCCATCATAAACTCCATCCTTGTAACCCCATTCGATTGCTTCGTAAGAACTCTTTTCTATATTTCTTGTTTGTCTGTTTACCTTTGTAAAATCAAAAGTATCATAACCACCAAGAGAATTTAAGTAATGCAAAGTCACTACATCGTTTTGCGTACAACTTAAATAAACCCTTGCGGTGTTTTTTAAAACTCCTGCTATCTTTATTTTAACATCATAATAAAGCGTTGTAGAAGAAACCGCAGTTGTACCAAGATAATCGTTTATTGCTCTTGGAGATATATCTAACAAAGCGAAGTCCTTAAAACTTACATTTGCTCCTGTGTAGTTTGTTGTACTTCCGTTCCATACAGATACATCAATAGAGTGTACTTTAGTAGTGTTCTCCGCATCCGATAAAAATGAAAGGAATAAGTAACCGGTTTGCAATCTTTCTTTGTTAAAGTAGATGTTTGCAATGTCTCGGCTTGTGATAAAGTTTCCTTGATATTGTGTTTCATATTCCAAAGGAGTGAGATACATTGGACTTAAAGGAGTATAGAGATAATCTTGAATGTAGTTATAGGCTCTTTTTGTGCTTGATACTAAATTCAAATAGGTTGTACCGCCATACTCTTCACCAAATCTTATTTCAAAATCTACATAAATATCCGAGCCTGTATAAGAGAAAGCCGAAGGAGTTACGATATCGGGTTTAAAATAAGATGCCCAATAATTACGAATTACAGGAGCGACATTAAATATTCCCTTTCCTGTTACGGGTTGAGGGAATGATTTTAAAGTAGCCACTAAATTACCACCTACAAAAACCTCGCAAACATATTTAAAGTTTGTTTGATTTGTATTATTAGAACCTAACACATACCATAACGGAGCGTGTAGGCTTGAATAATTATCTGGAGAACTATTGATTGTTATTGCCATAAGATACTAATAATTGAATGTCTCTACCTATTGCTTTTCCTAATTGATTTGTAAACTCTTTACCAAAACTTTGTTGAATTGCTTTATCAAAGAAGCCTGTTGTTTTTAATCCTTTGCGTTTTATACTTATAGCGGTAGCATAAGCAAGTGATTTCTTGCTTTTTTCTGCATCTACCATTTTAGTAAGTTTCTTTCTTTTCTTTTGTAAACCAGAAAGGTTTGTAGTTTGCGTTTCTTTTCTACCTAACGAAGCGTGTCTGCGATACCAACCTAATATTGCTTTGTGGAACTCGCCACCCCATTTAGGATATTCGCTTTTATATTTGTAAGGAGAATTGGGTGCTTTTGTTTGGTCTTTAAAACCTTGTACCCCTTTGTTTACAAAGTCATAATACTTTGCCGCCTTTGAGCCTTTTTTATACCCGACTTCTAATTCGTACCCTGTTGCAGTTTTAATAAGTTCTCCTTGAGAGATACCATCATATAAACCACCTGTATCAATTTTTCTTGCCCTTGTTAAGTTATCTTGAACATTCAAAATAAAATTAGCAGCACTTAAAATGATTAGTTGCTCCGCAGCCGGTAGATTAGTTACCTCTTCATACAAGGCTTTATTCTTCGTTTCTAAACCTGCGAATACTTGGTCTAATATTTGTTTGCTACTTTTTGGCATACGCTTTTTTTAGTTGGTCTGCTTCGTATTCTCCTTTCGATTTAAGATAAGAGAGGTCATTAAGGAATTGGATTGTAGGTAACTCATAAGCCTCTTCAAGCGTGATTCTTTCGAATGCAGCAACCAATTCGGTTTGGTATATCCATCCATAATACTGCATAAACTTTGATGAACCATCTCGGCTTGATATCGTGTCAGCTTGTTCTCCATCATCTCCCGAATCCAATAATCCTTCGAACTCTTTATCCAATTTCTGTATACTTGATAAAAAAAAACCACGCTTCCAAGGACTTGCGTTATAGGTGCTTCTAAAATATCCTGTGAGTACTCTTCGTGTTTACTTGCATCGTACTTAACCACTTTCCAACCGAATAATGTTTTCTTCATCGGCATAACCATACAAGCCGCTATTCTGTGAAGGTTAGCGTTTACATCTTTGCCGAAGTGTTTAGTTTCTATGTAACGAGCCGCAGGAATCTTACGAACATCGTAGATACACTTGTAACGCTTTCCTTTGAGTTTTATGAACCTTTCGGGTTGTGGCTTGAGTTCTTCGTGGATAAAGGAAATAGCCTTTAAAAGAGGCTGCAAATCGCTTACAGGCAAAGAATCGATTTCGTGTTCCGTTAAGCCGGTACAAATAGAAGCAGCACTTATTGCCAAATCTAAATCAGTAACATCTTTACTTTTTAGGAAAAGGTCATTGAGTTGCTGCCATTGAAATACGTTAAGGTCTTTCCAAGTCATACCCTTAAATAGAAAAAACCCTTTCAGTTGTCAAGGATTGCTTGACTACTCTAATTTATTTCGAATTGTCTTGTTTTTTGTAACAAAAAATAGACAAAATTTGTTACAAGATTGTTGAGTTATAGGTTTACTTTTTTGCAGATTTTTATACTATTAGTACAACTTGCGCCTATAATTTAAACCTAGCACTTATTTTTGTCACGTTTTTTGAAATTATTGTGACATCAGTTTAAAGAAACGAATACTTACCC